GACCCGTCGGCCCTGCCGGACCCGTCGGCCCTGCTGAGCCTTGCCCGTCGACGCGGATGACGCCGGCGCCCTCGTCGGTGACGTCGAGGTTGTCGCCGAACTTGATGTGCGTCGCCGTCGCCATTAGTTCAGCGTCACCCGGTAGGCCTGAATCCAGAACTGCGGCGGCCCCAGCGTGAGCGCCGCCCCCGTCGTCTGCGTGACGTACATAGCGCACGGCTGCGGCGTCGTACCGCCGGCCTCGTCCATAACGCAGATCCAGCTTCGCGTCCACTGGCGCTGAGCCGCGCCCGGCCCGAAGGCCACGCCTTCGCTGTACCAGCTGCTCGGCGGGGCGACGGCACCGTAACCCTGCGAGCCGCTGCCGTTCGGCAAGACGACGCGCACCGTGACCGTGTGCAGCGTCGGCACGTACATGGAGATTGACGCCGTAATCGCGTACAAGCCGCCGGGGCTCCGCTTGACCTTGAACGCCTCGCCGCTCGTGCTCGGCGCTAGGAAGTAGTCACCTGCCCAAGTCGAGCCACTGACGTAGGAGCCGAACGTTGTCTGATAGCCAGCATCGGCCGGATCATCGTTTGAGACGCAGGCATCGAAGGCAAAGGGAACGGCCCATTCGCTCCCGCTCGGAACGCTCGTAGCGGTGTGGTACGCGGAGACGAAGCGAGCGTTCGGCACGGCAACGCCGGCCCCGCTCGTGCCGACGTCCTCCCACTCGAGCGCCCCGCCACCGGCACCGATGCCGGGGATCGGGTCGGACCCGTTCGCCGTGTGGTCGCGCCCGTGAATGACGTGTTGCTTCTGCGGGCTCATCCGAAGGGGTTCGCGTCGTAGTAGCCCTTGGGCGAGACGTCGAGCGTCAGCTCGACGTAGGGGTAGCCGGGGCCGGGCCGGGCCGCGTAGTGGATGCCCTCGACGTAGAAGTCGGTGTTGAAGCCGCCCCCGCCCGTGTGCGTCGTCTTCAGGTGCACGATGTCCGAGATCTCGACTTCGGTCAGAAGCTTCCACGTCGCCGTCCCGTTCACGCCCGAAGGCGTGCGCGCCTTGATCGTCAGCTGGCCGACGCGGACGCGCGGCGTCTTGTAGTTGTCGCGGACGTAGTCGGCGAAGAGCTTCGTCTCGGCGAGAGCGGTCGTCGTCGCCGCGCCCTTGCGCGTGTAGAGCCCTTCGGCGCTCCACGTCCGCAGCCCTTTCTTCGCCGCCGCCGCGGCGTCGGTGACGTACTGGCCGCTGAAGTCCGTCTCGGTCATGAGCCCAGTCGGATCGTTCGGCGTGCAGTAGGCCGACGTGTAGAGCAGCGTGTCGTCGAGCGACGCCGTCAGCGGAGGCGAGATGCGCACGACGGTCGTCGGGCTCACGGCCGCCGCCGTGTCATCGCCGAGCTGCCAGGTCGTGATGTCGTACTCGACGGTTGCGGGATGGAAGCGCGCGAGCCGGCCGTGGAAGACGAACGAGCCGGGGTTCTTCGGGCCGCCGATGAAAAAGAGCGCCGTATCGGGAAACTCGGCCTCGGCCGCATCCTCGAGGACCGTGAGGATGGTCGTGCGGGCGGGGTAGGTCGACGCCTGCAGCGCGACGTTGCCGGTGAAGACCGAGCGCAGCCCCGCCGGCCAGCCCGCCTGGTCGAGGACCTTGTTGATCCGCGTCTGAACCGCGTTCAGGAGCAGGTCCTCGTGGAAGATGATGTTGCCCTCGAGGATCTCGTCGCCGAAACGAGGGACACCGGGACTGAGCACGGTCGCGGCCATCTCGCAGGCGGCGAGCACGGCGAGCCCGTCGGCCAGCTCGAGCGTGACGTTCGCGTGATCCTCGCGCCGGTACGGCACCCACTGGATCGACGCGACGAAGCCACGGAAAAGCGTCTTCCACGTCGAGGTCACCGGGTTCTGTAGCTCGATCCGTGCCTGGTCGCCCGGTCCCAGGTTGTAGAACGCGCCCCCGCTGTTCGTCGGGTCGAAAGCTCCGACGCGGTCGACCAGCTCGACCGTCGCCGTACCCGTGTCCGCCCGGCCCATCTCGTTCTGGCGGCCCCGGTCGACCGTGAACGACTGGACGTTGTACGTCGTATCGATCCGTTGCCAAGTCGGGCTCGCAACGTTCCAGTTGTCGCCCGGTGCGAGGCTGATACCGGGCACTCACACGCCTGCCTTGTTCCCGCGAGCCTGCGTCGTCGTCCGGCGCTGCCTGCGCTTCAGAACGGCGGCCACCCTGTTCGCGACCGCCTCGGGATCGGTGACGCCGTGGATGTTGATCACGACGCCGCCGAAGGCGAACTGCCCGCCACGGGTGAGCCGGGCCGGGGCGTTCTCGAGCCGGGCGCGGAGAATGTCGAAGCGGACGTCCTGAACGGCCTGGCGCGCGAGCTTGATCCCCTGCGGGCCTCCGATCCCCCGAGCGAGCCGTAGCTGCTCCTGCGCCTCGGCGAGAGCCCGCCTGTTGAGCACGTCCGTCTGCCGGCGCTGCAGCCGCTCGATCACCGCCGACTTGATCGCCTCGGCCCGGTCCTTGAGCGCCCGGTTCGCCTCCTTGATCGCCTCAGTCTGCTCCCGGTTCTTCTCGGCTATCTGCTCCTCGACGGAGCGCCGCTCACGGGCGAGGCTGACGAGCTGATCCTCGAGCGTGAGACGGCGCGTGATGTCTTTCGTCGCGTCCCGCCGTGCCCGGACCGTCGCCGTGATCTCTTTCACCCGGGCGAGCTGCCTGCGAAGCGAGAGATCCTGGAGGCGGTCGATCCGCCGGGCGATACGAGCGTCGAACCACTGGTTCTGTTGGGCGGTGAAGCGTTTGGGCGGCTTGGCGATCTCGTCTCTGGCCTTCTTGACCTTCTTCGCCGCCTCGTTCAGCCTCGGCCCGCCGAAGGTCTGCTCGATGCCGAAGAAGTCGACGGTCTTGCCCGAGACCTTCTTGCCCTCGAAGCCCAGATGCCGGACGCTCTTGTAGATGTCGATGATCGACTGGTTGCCGATCTTGAGGTACTTGTTGTTCTTGAAGGCGTTGATCAGGTTGTTCGTCCAGGTGACGGCGTCGGTCAGCGCGGGGACGAGACCCTCGCCGAGCGACACCTTCAGATCGTCGACCCTCGCCTTGAACTCCCTCGTCTGCCCAGCGGCCTCCCCCTGCGTTCTCGCGACGTCACCCTGCGCCTTCTTCGTGTCCCTGTAGATCAACCTGATGCGGGCCTGCACCTTCTCCTGAGCAGTCAGCTGCGTGGTGTGCTTCTTGCCGGTCGCCCTCAGCGCTTCCGCCTGGACGCGCGCCTCCGTGAGCAGGACGCCGTAACGGCGCAAGGGCTCGGCCTGCCCAGTGAGACCGGAGATAATCGCGTCGACCGCGTCCTGGACGTTCGTGTTGTAGAAGCTCGCAAGGTCGGCCCCGAGCTCGGTCAGCCGCTGCGATTGCCTGGCCGCAGCCGCGCCGACGATCCCGAGTGGTGCGAGCAAGGCTCCGATCGTGCTGGCGGTCGTCAGTGCTTCCCGCTGCGAGACCTTGTACGCCTCGGTCGTCGTCTTCGACCACTCGATGACGGTCTTGGACGAGTCGCCGAAGACCTGCTCCGTCTTCGAGACCTGCTCGTTGAAGTCGGAGGCGGCTTCCGTCGACTGCTTAAGCCCAGCGGTAACTCCGCCAAGCCCGAGCAGCCGCGGCGAGAGCGCCAGGCCGAGACCGCCGCCGAGACCACCGGCCCGGCCTCCACGCCGGCCACCGATCCTGCTCATCGAGCTCTGGAATCTCTTGGCGCTGCGCTCGCTGCGAGCGAAGGCACGCTCGAGCGAGGACGAGTCGCCGACGATCTTGACAGCAAGCTCTCTAGCCACCGCTACCCCCGTGGATGGCTGCGAATTGATCCGTGCAGCTCAGAAGCTGCGCCGGGGTCATCGCCCCGATGTCGCCGGGTCTGATTCCGAAGTAGCCGAGAGCGGGGAGCCAGGTGCGCTCGGGCTCGAGTCCGAGATCACCGAACTCGTCGGCGAAACGAGCCCAGAAGTAACGGGACTCCCGTTTGAGCTTGTCTCTGACGTAGGAGGGAGCTGCTCTTCCTCCTCCACGACCTCATCCGTGTGGATGACGAGGCACTCGAACATGTTGAAGTCGGCCAGGCGCTCCCACACCTGCGGGACCTCGGCCGTCCCGATCTTGCCCGCGCGGTGGAGCGCGACGATCAGAACGACGCTCAGGAACTCGGGATCGCCGAGCCCGCGCTGCTCTTCGTTCATGAAGTCGACCGGCAGGTACTCGGCCAGCCGTTTCATCCAGCCCCACTCGCGCCGGTTGAACTCGTCGGTCGTGAAGAGCTGATAGCTCCCGTCGTAAGGCGGTATCCCGCTGACGACGACGCTCTTCACGGGAGCTTGTTGAAGTGGTCGGCTACCTGGTCGAAGGCCCGCTCGAGGTCGCGCATCATCTCGTCTTCGTGCAGGGTCCGCGCCCGTACGAGCACTCTCATCTGGTGCCTGCCGTATTCCGGGTGCTTACCCGTCGTCTTCCTCAGCGACTGCCCGACGACGATCTCCCGGACCCGTACCCGCGTCTTGAAGCCTGCGGCCGTGCGCGAGTTGATCGGTGAGAAGAACGACTGAGCGTCACGACGGACGCTCTCGCCGGCCTGCTCCAGAATCTTCCGCGTCGCCTTCTTCTGCTCCTTGTCGGCGCGGGCGGTCGCTCGTAGGAGCCCCGAGTAGCCTTCGACCGCGAGCGTCGCCATTAGGTCGTGAAGAACGCGAGCCCGGCCGCGTCGGACGCAGTGAACTGCACTTCGTACGTGTCCGCCTCGCCGCGCGTGGAACCCGGCGAATACGAAAGAACCTGGCAATTCCCACGCAATTCAGGGTTCGTCGGGCCGATGGCCACAGTGCTATCGGGAAGCCACTTGAACGAGCACGTCGTCCGGTTCTTGTGCAGCGGGTACAAAATCGCGTGGACCTCGGCGACGCCGTACGCCCCGTAGAACTCGACCGTGACGGACTGCTCGGTCGTGCCGGCCAGGTACTCGTTCGAGCCGGTCGGATTGAAGCCCGACACGTCGACGCGCTCGTGCTCCGACGACAGCTCGACGCTACGCGCGAAGTTGGACAAGTCGGTCGCGTCGACCGTGATCTTGTCTTTGAAGGAAACTCGCTTGGGCATTTATTTCTTGCCTCCCTTCTCTTTGATCGAGCCGCGTTCGATCGCCCGCTGCTCTAGCTCCTCGTCCAGCTCGGCCTCGAACTCCTCACCTTTCTCGTGGCCGTCGAAGCCGGTCTCGGCCGTGACGACATACGTCTTCTTGCTCATAGGAACGTGCTCACCCTCCATTCGCAGCCGAGCAGGCGCCCGTTGCTCGCGCTGTCTTCGAGGTATTCACGGAAGTCCGAGACGCCTTCCGGTACGACTGCGGCGGTGTCGGCGATCGCCGCCTCGACCGAGGCCGCGTCGTTGGGATCCATCATCCGCAGCAGCAGCTTCATCGCCGCCTCCTGGTCGGCGGTCGAGACGCGGGCCCGGATCGTGAACCAGACCTGCGACTGGCCGACGCCGTAGCCGG